ATCTAATTTGAATCTATCACATATGATTAAAAAGTTTAATTCATGTAAACTTCTAAAATAAAAATCTTTATACCATCCAGACCAGCCATTTCCACTTCCCTGTGGTGAAGGCTTCCCATACATTGGATTACCTGAACCGGTATATTTAGCCGATAGGTCTTTTTTTATTTTATTATATTTTTTATCTGCTATTATTTTACCATGCTTATTAACCATCAGCTCATATAAAGATTTGCCATACATTGGATGATATTTACCTTTTAGGACCCAGTCATAAGAAAGATTAGCACAATAACTTTTATCCGCGTTAGATAAAATTTTTCTAGTTTCTATAGTATGTTTTTTGCCTTTAAATCCATTTTCCCTTAACCCTAATCTAGTTTCTAATCCCATTTGCTTATTATGGTTTAAGAGCGAACATGGTTTACATATCTTATTAGTTTTAATTGCTGTAGCATGTACATGTTTATTTCGATATACAATTTCATTATTGCACTGTGGGCAATCTCGAGTAAAAGTTTTATTTTCAATATCTTTTTTTACTTGTTCTTTTGTTTTAGCACGGCCTGAGCATTTTCCACAAATAGTTAAACCTATATTATTTTTTCTTTCTTGATATTCTCTTCCGCATTCGATACAAACTTTCATAGATTTCTTTTATTTTATATATCTAGTCCAAACACTAAAAGACCTTCAAAAGAAATATCTTCAGAAGGCCTGTATGTGGTACTATAGTTTTTTCGGTCATCATATCACAGGCGTTACCTAGGATCCTGCTATCCCCGAGTCCATTGTACCTTGGACTAATTTCTTATATTTCTATTTGTTTACATAAAACTTTTCTCAAAATTTAAATAGAATTTTTGATAGTGCATATAAGCGTTAGCATCATCTCCTTGAAATACATGAGCATGTCTTAATCCTAGCATGATTTTAGGAGCCATTGTCTTCTCTGCAATGATTTGAGACATTGATAGACCATCTGAATAATAAATAGTTGTTAAACCTGCTTCACCTTCTCCAGGAGTTCTGAATATTGTAATATCATTATCATCCCATCTTTTATATGGGTCTACAATTATTTTAATTCTATCATTTAATGTTCCAATGATATATTGTAGACCTGATACGCCTGCTATTATTTCACCTGGATTAGCCGGTTTAAAACCTGGCATATCTTGTATTAATGCACCGACTTGCCCGTTTGTTATTAACGTATCACCTGCGCCTCTTCTTCCACATATTTGAATGATGCTACAATGTTTCATAATCTTACTCTGAATAAATTGTAGACCTTCCATCGATGTAAGAGTATCTTTAACTACATATTCCTTTCTATAGATTCCTTTAAATATTTTTGGGAACCATTTTTCTAAGATTGATAGATGCTTATGAATAAATGATGAACGCTTTAATTTCTTCTTATCAATTTTATCCCAAGATTTAAGATATGATTCTTCCGCGAATTGATTAATTTTATCTATTGCACTTTTTAATAAACATTGTGTAGATTCGGCTATTAATACACTTTCTACAGAGGACACTGCATCGATACCAAATTTACTAAGACTTTCAGTGAGTTCACATGTTAAACTGGCACCTACTTGATATGTAGCTACAACTGCAACTTTCGTTTTATGTACAAGTGATAAATGTGGTTCTCTGCCCAGCTCTACAGCAGATGCTTTTTCCATTTCAAAATCAACGTATTTTAATTCGTTGCATGGAAAATGTACTTCCTGTACAAATGATATAGCTTTGAGAACAGGTACATTATATACCTGTTCTGCGATTGCTTTTAAATACGACTTATCTTTATCTTCATTATTTAGATTCATCAGTCTTATCTGTTTTTACTGTTTTTACTTCTGGAGCTACTTCTATTCCAGTTTGTCTTGCTGCTTGCTCACTATCAATATCAGAAAGTCTTGTATGAACATCTCTTAATATTTGATTATCATCAGTGATCTCTTTCATTGCGTTTGATACGCCTTCACCGATAAGAGTAATTAAAGCTAGATGTGCTTTTGCACTATGGAAACCTAAGCCTTCCATTTTAAGCATAGCGTTATAAACACCTGCAACATCTGAACCGATTAATCCGTATTTGCCATCTTTATCAACACCATCTACTTTACAATGCTTAAGATTTGTATACATTTGAATTAATTGAGGAACTTCTTTATGAGTCCACTTAACATGATTTTCACATGCCTTAATTAATTTATTAAGACCTGCAGGTCCATCAAGATCAACAGCGTATTTCTTTTCTGCTAATTCTTTACCGACTTTTTCGGCTTCTGTAGAAATCTTTTCAACTTCTTCTTCAATTTCTTTATCACTAAGTTTAGTAAGATCTACTTTTTCAACTACTTCTTCAGCGGCTGTTCCACTAGTTGGATCTAATTTAATTTTCTTAGTCTTCTTTGCTTCTTTTTCTTTTCCTGTTGACATATTTTGCTTATTTTTATTGTTCTATACGTTATTTTAACTTTGTTTCAAGTTTTTCTAATGTTTTAATATATTTTTTAGGTAATTTAAATTGCTTGGCTCCATTTACTATATAATCTTTATACCATTTATGTGGTAATAATGAATCATCTAAATAATTATCAGATGCTATATAAGTTTGACATTTAACTAAATCTTCATCTATATTAACATCTAACATGTCTTCATTATAACCATAACCTAAAGCTTCAGCTTTATCAAGTCTATATTTCTCATCTTCATTTATATCATATATAATGCCCCACACTATATCATTTAAATTACCAGTATATGATATAGTGGCTTTGCCAGAACCATCTTTACTTATTTTATTACATTCAAGTACGTATCTATCTACGTAGCCAATGTTTTTAAATTTAGCAGATGGCACTCTTTTGCTTAAACGTGCAAAATCCATATTAGAACCATATGAAAATATTAGCATTATTAAAAATCAGGGTTACAAACTCTGAGATCAAAGTCTGTGAAATGTTTGAAGTCGTGATAGTCGGCTTCAAGTCTTCTATCAAGTGTATCCCCTAGCATCTCACGACCTGATAGTCTGACTCTTCTAGTATGTTCAGGTATATCTACGTAAATGATAAAAGAAGTCCTTCTATCATAATCATTTATTTTTGATATTCCCTTAGGAGTCATGATAAATAGATCTGCTCCATAAAATTGATCTTTAGATGTACCATAATACCAACCGTTAAATGGAACGTATTCGTACCATTCATCATTGCGTCCCATTTCTTTAAATTGATCTTCTGAAATGAAATGATAATCTTTACCTTCTACTTCACCTTCTCGTGGAGGTCTTGTAGTATATGATACGGCATATTTAAAACCTCTACTTTCATATACTTTACGTAGATGATCTTTTCCTGATGCTGCTTTTCCAGATAATATTATTCTTTTACTCTTGTCCATTTTTAAGATTTTTTAAAGTTAGCTCTAATTCTTGAAGTTCTTCTTTAAAACCTCTTACAATATAACCATCGTTATGACCGTCTGCGTTTATCTCAGATACGAGAAATTTACGCCTTTCTTCTAATTTTTTTATTTCTTTATCCATCTATTGGTTTTATATCTGCGATTAAATCGCCTTCATAATTCGCCTTAATTACTTTATGAAATGCTGACCCTATTGACTCAGCTGCAATCAACTGGATATAGCAGGCTAACGTTACATCAAAGTATTCGTATATCTTGCCGTTATTGAACTTAACGTGCAGTATCCCAGTATTAAAATAATATCTTGTAAAAGCTATTATCTTAGATTCAAAAAATGTGAGTTGTGATTGTTTTGCCATTATACTAAATTTTAGTATTATACGGCTAATAAGAAGAAAGTTTACGTTTAAATTAAACTTTCCTGAGGCTTAACTTTAATTCCTAATCTTAATTGAGAATCAATATCTTGTAGAGTTTCTGAAATTTCAGAAAGTCCACTTGCTACTGCTAGAGTAACTTGATTATCAATAGATGAAACTGTACCTGAATTATTACTTGAAAGTGCAGCTGCGATTTTGTTATTACCATCTTCAGTTTTTCCGCCGAAGTCTTCAATAAGACCTGCAAGGCGATTAAGAGTATCTCCTAATGCATCTCCTAATTTTGAAACAAGATCATCTGCACCACTTCCATCCGAGATGACAGCAATAGCTTCAAATAATGCTTTAGTATCTTTAAGTAATTCAGGATCAAATGCGTTAACTTCTTTTCTAATTTTACCGAAGCTATCTGCAATGCTTGCTAAACTCTTAGCAGAACCTTTAAGTTTCTTAGATGATCTGGCCCATTCAGTTAATACATCACCTGTTCTTGATATTATAGAGATATCAGATTCTTGAACTAACTTATCGGCTGCTCCAACTGCTCTTAAAGTATTTAATATAAAGTGTGCTGTGTTAGCTGAGAATGTTCTTAGATTACCAACTTTAGACATGCTGTTAGCAAATTCCGCAAATGACATTAATTTATCTTGTACTCCACTTAATACTTGTATACCTGTTTCAACATCATCAGGATCTAAACCATCAATATCACCTGAACCTACTTTTGCAAAAGCTTTTGCAACTACAGTAATTATACTATCAATATTTTTACCAATAACATCAAGATCCAATGCTGGCATTATGTTACCTTCACTATCCTTTGTCTTTTGACCAATTCTTCCAAATATTTCAATGCTGTTTGATATTCCGATCAATTCAGTACCTATGCCTTTAACAGCATCCATACCTTTTTCAACGTTACCTGATTTACCAAAACCTAAGAATCCTCCAGTTGCACTTTCAGCTTCTCCTGCACCTATTGCTTTAAATGCATCTCCTACAACACTCAATACCTTTTGAATATTACCTGTTACTTTATCTAAAGTGGCCTTATTCATTTTAACTACTTTACCTGTAACAGGATCAGTAAATTCTAAATTCGCAAATTTCTGTACACCTTCTGCAAGAGATACTAATGTACTTCCAGATTCTTTAACGGCATCAACACCTTCTTCAACAGTATTCTGACGCATTCCTAAGAATCCAGCAATACCACTTTTTCTATCTTTAGAAAGTTCACCTATTGCTCCGAATGATTCTCTTACTACGTTTAATGTTGTAGCAATGTTTGTAGTAATAGTATTTGTTTGTGATTTAGTAAGAGCAAGCTCAGACCATTTCTTAATACCATCTGCAAGTTGAGTTAATACTTTACCAGAATCTTCAACTGCTTCAATTCCATCTTCTACTTCATTTTGATTAAATCCAATTAGACCTAATAAACCTTTTCTATTCTTTGAGGTTTTTCCAATCTCAGCGAATGGAATTCTTATAGCATTTAATGTATGTGTGATACTTGCTACAATAGATGTTACTTCTGAATTTGATAATGCAAGATCTGCCCATTCTCTAATACCTGATGCAAGTTCTTTAATAACTCTTCCAGATTTTCTGACTGACCAGATACCAGCTCTTATATTGAATGGTGATACTTCAATTTTACCACCGTTTTTATCAACGTATGTAAACTTACTACCTACTGAAGAGAACGCAGCACCTATACCTTGAATGGTATTCATTAATGATTCCTGATCCTTCTTAGTAAATTTAACATCTTTAAACATTTCAAGTCCTGTAGATATTGTCATTAATGCAAGTGATGCTCCCATAAATCCTGGAATTGCTAGAAGCATTCCTAATGACTTGATAGGATTAATTGCAAAGCTATCAACTAATGCTCCCATTGCACCTTTAAGTGAATCTGTATTCTTTTGATCCCAGCTCATTTTAGAGAACATTCTTAAACCAATTGCAATTGTAATTAAACCAATTCCTGCAATTATCATTGCTGCAGCACCTAATCCTATAAATACAGCGACTGTTCCTGCTAATGCAAAGATAGCTCCGATGCCAGTAATGGCAGCTGCTATAAATCCAAGTTGTTCCCAATCTTTACCTAGTGCTTTAGACATGGCAAACATACCAACTGTCAATGCAACTATAGAAAGTGAAGCCCATAATAAAGCAATTGCGCCTTTCTTAATAAAACCACTCATAGTTCCTATAAGACCAAAGGCAAGTCCTATTAGAACTACTCCTCCCATTATTAATAATACATCAGAAAACTGAGGTGAGATCTTATCGAATATTGCTAATGCTACAGCTAAGCCAATAATAGCTATTCCAGCCATCATCATTGCATTAGACATAGATTTCATTGTATTCATTGTCTTTTTACCAAAGACCTTATCAAATAACATAAATATTCCTGCCAAGATCATGACGGGAACTATTCCTATAATATAAAGTGGGGCTGCAGCTACTAAAGCTAAGCCGAATAATATGATTGCTAATCCTAATCTTCTAAGCATCTTGGGAATCAACCCAAATACCTTAAATGATTTGGCAGCTTTATTAAATCGTTCAAGTAATTTATCGATTGTCTCAAACATTTTATCAACTGCAGTTTCAGGTATTTCCGAAAAACTTTTAATTGCAGCGACTATTAATCCTAGTCCCTGTCCCATTAATCCAGATGTTATACCTATTGCTGTTAATTGTCCAGCATCTAAAGAATCGTTCTTACTACCAAATAGACTAAAGTTAAGAGATTTCTTTTTAATTAATAAATCCATCTTTTTATCAATGCTTACTAATACATCTATTACAGTATGCTTTCCGCTCTTTACTGATTCCTTAATCTCAACGAGCTCATCAACCATTTTCTTTTGGTTGTCAGCTGACCATTTTTCAAAAGGATTTTTAAACGCATTGATAAAAGACATTAATACAATTATAATTTTGGTATTCTAATGCTTGGCATCTTTGGTGAATTCACCTTACCTAAACTTGGTACCTTACCAGCATTAGAACTACTTTGAGAACTTGTAAACTTCTTAGACATATTAGCATACTGAGAAGATTGATCTTCTTCTTGTTCACTATTCCTGTCCTTCTGTTTCTTCAGATGTTCTACCAAGTTATTTATCGTATATTGAAACTCATAATAGTACATCTTTTCAATTTCGCTTGGCTGAATACCTAAATGTTCATATAAATAGAACTTATTCTTAAAGTAATTCTCCAGAGATATCTGAAACAATGAAAAGACTTTTGATTCCCCCTGGAAAGTCTATCAGTGCAGTGACCTCAGCACCGCACTCTTTACAGTCCGTTGTCATGTCCGTCTGAACACCAATTTTCATCTTTTCTGCTATTCTATAATGTAACATGTATTTAGTATTGTCCCATCCTTTAAATTCAACTTCACCGTTAAAGATCGATTCATCATCAAATCCTCTATGTTCTAATGTAATATAAGGTGCAATCTGAACCCAAGATTTATCCCAAGGTAATTCGTTATCTCTTTTTCTTTGAATGTATTTTGAAATTGCACTCATTACTCCAATACTAGGTGGTGCCATTTTTAAAACGCCGTAAGATTTAGTTTGAATATTAAATAATCTTTCATCTGAATCATAATATTTTTCAATATCTTCAGGGATAGTATTTAATTTGAAATTATTTCTTGATACATCAATTACACATTTCGCGCCACAGTCAGGACAATTCTTAGTTAATTGTAACTTATTCTCTGGATTTGGGAAAGTAAGATCGCGTATAGATAATAGAACGTAAAGCTTATCTTCTTCACATATATCTTTCCAACTGAGTACTCTTCCCTGTATGTTAACCTTAACACAATGCTGCAAGATATAATTTACTTTATCTTCAATATCAAACATATCGTATTCATTCAACGTCGACCAGTGTCTAATTTCTGATGTATGTGCAGAACGTATTAATATTTTTGTATTAAGAGGATAGAATTTTCCTTGTGATGGTAAATCAAGTGGATTAATCGTTTGCCATCCTAATAACATGTCTGAATTCATCTCAGAACTACCTTCACCTTTACCCATTTCAACTCTACCTAAGGATTTCTTTCCAGTAGAAGATTCTATCTTCTCTGCAGATTCAGTATACTTGTCTCCAACCTCCTGGCCAGTTTTTTGTTCATCTGCAGCATCATTAAAGATATCACTTTCTTCTTCAACATTCCTGATATACTCTTCAGCTTGTTCTTCTAGTTTTCCTTTATCTAGTGTTCCGTCTTCGCTCATTTTTTGATTATTTAATTTTATCTGTATGTTCTTTTACAAAAGATTTTTGTTCGACAACGTGTTTATCGATGTCTTCTTTAATAAGTTCTCTAATATATGCAGAGAGTGGCAAAGGCCTCTTTCCTGATTCTAAAGCTTTATTTAGTATAATTCTATTCAAATCTTGCAAATCATTTCTACTGATAAGAACTTGTATTTTTTCATTTAACTGCTCTTTCATCATATAGTATAATATTTTTATAGTATCATAGTATATATCGATCAGACCCTAAAAAAGGTTCTGAATTAACCGAACCTTTAAAGTTTATATTTTTGGATTACCGAATAATGTTTCTATGTGATATTTGCCTGGTGTAACCTCTCTCTTATATTGTCCTTTATTGTTTTGCCATTCTACAGTTTGCTTGAAAACTTTCTCTACAGTAGACTGATCGCTATATTTAACACCGTTCTTATACATTATCTTCTCAACAGCATCAGAAGCTTCTATCCAATATCCTTTCTTTTTTAACTGTGCACTTAATTTTTGAATAAGCTGATCTTTACTATAACGTTCTCCGTCATGTCCCATTCCAGAAATCTTAATACCATTTCGTTTCTTTCCGAATAGTACTCCATCTGCTTCAGGATCTTTATCATTATCTATACCTTCCCAATAATAAGTATCACCTTTAAATATAGAATCTACATTAGGAATACTAGGATGACCTCCAAGTTTGGCATAAGAGTTTTGTACAAGAACCCATAAATTATCAGCTACCTGTTTTCTCTCACCCTTATCTATCATTTCAATCCACTTATTCTTTTTATTATAAAGTGAATTAAAAGTATCTTCATTTACAAAATCTCTATAAGATTTAAACTTCATCGGATTCATTTAAGTTAGAAGTATACTTTCCTAAATCTATGCCTTCATTAGCTACTAATTTACAAGCCTTTGAATTACCACCTACAATACAATCAAAGATATGACTAATTTTTCCAAGAGCACCCTTATCTGTAATAGGACCCTTCTGAGTACCACCAGTCTTTCTTCCAACCTTAACTGCATCGCCTTTTTCTAATTTAGACGTAAGTCTTTGAATTAAATATTCTACGTTGTATTCTAGTCCAGCTTTCTTAGTTTGCTTTCTAAATTCTTGAGCTCTTTCTAAATATTTCTTAACTTTGTTACCAAATAAGCCTTCATCTATATGTTGTGCTTTATTGAATTCGTCAAATGATTCGTGCATTTGCATAAGTGTATTATTTTTATCTGTATTATATATCCCTAAAAAAACCGGTTAGTTGTAACCGGTTTAATTATTTCTTTAAATTTCTTAAGCATTTTCTTCTTCAAACCAATCACATCTGAATGTAACATCCATTACTAATGGATCTGGAGATGAATAATCTAATGCATCAGCAAAAGGTAGTTCGCCAGTTGGGAACGTAGATTTAAGTGTAACTTTTCTATAAATTTCACCTGCTCTATTAAATTGAACTAATATGATTGTTCCAACATAATCTTTCTTAAGACCCATTTCACCTGTTTGAGGATTATAGATTTTCTTATACCACCCTCTAAGAGTTTTGTAGATATATGCTTGGTTAGAATCATTTAAGTTAAGTGAGAAATTAACTGCAATATCAACGAACGTTTGTCCTGGCTGACCTGCATAACTTCTATCTGAGGACTTATATTTTTGTCCTATTGCGTCAATTGCTGGGTTTAAACCACCTAGACCTCCTACAGTATTCACATGCTCTAATAGTAATTGACCATCTGCAACGCCTGAAGGTGGTAATAGTGTAAGTTCAAATAAATTACCCTGAACTGGCTCGAAGTTTTCTCTTCCTGATTTTGATTTACTTATATGTGGTAATCCCATTACGCTTGATTATTTTTCTTTCATTTAGATTATATATTGACGTCAGAAGCTATTTACTTCTGACTATACTATTTGTAAATTATATATTGTAAAATTATTGAAGAGTATAGCTATATTTCAAATTTCCGCAATCATAAATTCTATATATTTCACGTTCAAACATTATTTCCTTCTCAGATTTATTTTCGTCAAATCCTTGCTTTACTAATTTATCCTTTCTATATTTAAATCTGTATTCGCGAATTCCATCTATTACATACCAATAACCAGGTCTGCTTGCTTTATCTTCTTTAAATCCAAGCTGAGTATAAAGATTACCACTAGACCATCTACGGTCTGCATAGCTGATTACTTCATTAGGTGTATATTCGTTTAAGAAGTATTTAAAAAGTTTACTAGCACCGCCGATAACAGTTGTATCAAGTTTATTACAGAAACGTAAGAGCTCATAATGACCTTCTATACTTTTTTGTCCAAGAGCCTTCCTTAGATTACCGAATGTCATTAATGATACTAAAGAACCTTCATAATAAAGACCTAATTTGACTTTTGATATAGAAGGGCCCTGTATATGATTTTCAGTTAAGAATACATATGCTTCTTTAGATTTAACTTCTTTAATTTCACATTTCCGGCCGTAAATTCTAGCTTCAGTTAAGCCAAGAATATTTTTAAGCCGTGATTTAACAATGTCAGGTTTATAATTCCATTCATCTTCAAAGATATGAATAAGTTGGATGTCTTCTTTATTACATTCTAGTGTTTTGTTTAAGTGATAATTTTTATCTTTATATAATTCTGAATGCCAATAGATACCATCAAATTCAATTGCTAATTTCTTTTCTGGGATATAAATATCAAGTTCTTTACCTTTTAGAATTGTTCTATTAGATTGTTCTACGTTTAATGTTGAGTCTAAAGATTTAATGAATTCAAAAACATCATTTTCACTTTTATTAATATGATATGAGTTGAGAGGATTGCAAAGTAGACAAGGTATTACATTATTAGATATTCTTAATCTAAATAACTGTGTTTGTAAAGTATATTCAGTTTTACATATGCCACATAAAATTGTTATTTTTCCTTTTTCGTGCGAAATTACATTAATATTATAAGTTTTATTAATATTTTTAATATAATTCCTATTATATTGTACTTTGACTTTATTTGATATCTGTTTATTTTTCATATGATGTTCAACACCATATTTTTCTAAGTTAGTATTTTTGACTTTTTGTTTATTCTTATCTGTATGTAATGTACATTCAACGCCATATTTTTCTAAATTAGACTTTTTAGCTTTTTCTTTATTTTTATCTAAACAATTTGAATGTGATGTACCATATTTTTCTAAATTAGTCTTAAGTGTTTTAGCTTTTACTTTCTTTGATTTAGATGCGTTATCAACGCCGTATCTTTCTAAATTCGTTGCTTTAATCTTTTCCTTTATCTTATCTGATTGGTAAGGGTTTTCAACGCCATATTTTTTTAAATTCGTCGCTTTAACTTTTTCTTTAATATCCTTAAGCTTCATTTGATGGTCAACACCATATCTGCTTAACATTGTATTTTTCCGTTTTTTAACAATATCATCAAAATTAGAGGATTCATTTCTTCTTTTAATTACACCTATATCATTAGCTGCACATTTAGTGCTGCAGAAACTACTATAACCCTTTGTAAAGTTTTTAAATGTTAATGGTTTTTTACAATCACATAACTGTATAGTATTTATAGAGTTTATATAATTAAATATTTTTTGTGAAAATGTAAATTTACCTTTAACAAAAAAATGAGAATGATGTTCTATTATTTTATAATAGAGCACACTCTCATTAGTTTTTAAATAATTCTCTTTTAATCTAGAGTTACTAAGTTTACCATTTATATAAAAAATATCAGACTTATTAAATTGCATCTTTTATTTTTATATATCGGTAAAACTTATAGGTATTGTCCAGTTTGGATTGCGCCTGTTTCTAAAACAGTAGTACGATGTATGATCTTTTCTAAACCTCTAACTGGTTCTATATATGTATCTAAGATTCCCATATCAGCATCGATAACATCTTTCGTATTATTCGTAGTATCCATTACATTGTCGTAAGCATATACTCCATTATCAGCTAATACTGAATCCATAAATCCATCTGCAAGTGTTTCAATTTCTAATCTTGTCTGAGGTGTATTGAATTCCATTTGATAATCTTTAAGCAATTCTGCAATACCATCTTCGATGTAAATTAATACCTCTCTTACGTGTGCTTTAGATAAAGCAGACTTGATAGATTGCTGTGCAGTTTGATTACCAGTGATTTCTAAACCAACTCCTCTTTGGAAGATAATTGGGTTGATACCAAATGGCTCAAGATTCTTTCTGTCGTCTAGATCAAAATTAACCTCAATTCCAACAACTCCTCTTCCTGATACAACTCCTCTTCTTGGTCCTGCTACGATTGACCAAGGTAAAGCGTTAGTATACTTATCTATATAATTGTTAGATACGTATGCTGCAGGTGGTACAGTAATATTCTTACCTCTGTCTCTTACAACAACATAAGGTGCGAAGTAGAAACCGAAGTTTGCTCCGTTAGCTAATGAAGGTAATGAGTATACAGTAGTAGGATTTAATGTTAAATCTCCACCAGTTGCAATTAATCTTGTATCAACGCTTCCTGTTGCGTCTACAAATTTAGGGTCAGTTGACTTTTTGAAGTCTTCCATTGACGGTGCACTAATTATACAACTTACATTCTTTCTGTTCTTAGCAAGAATAGTATATTGCTTCTTAGATTCGTTAGTAATACCAAGTCCAAATGTATCTACGATATATCTGTATGTAATATTATCTCTATCTTTAAGAGCTCCGTATAATTTAGTTGTTCCTCCGATAGTATCATCAAGAATTTCATCAACTCTATCCATAGTTCCATTAGGAACATGATAGTTATTATCTAATGCAAATCCAGCAAGTGGGAATAATTTGTAATATTCGATTACACTTTCGATATGCTTGTATCTTTCAACAAATTTTGTTCCAGTTCCATCATCAGTAATCTTGATTTTATCAACGGTAGTTACTGTTAAGTAAGAACCTTCTTTACTGATACGAGTAATCTTAGTTAATCTAGATTCTCCGTTTGGTCCAGTTTTATCTGCAACTAAATAATCTCCTACATCTACTGATCCTTCGTAAGTTGCAGCGTTCAATAGAATTTGATTAAATGCTAAGATATCATCTGATCCATTATCTAATTCCATGAATGCATTTAAGCTTCCTGCTAATGATTGTATTAATAGTACTGCAGTTGAAGTTACATCACCATCAGTTTCTTTATAGTTTCCTATAGTTGTATCTGGCATGCTTGTAATTGTAGTAGATGATAATGTATCTGAATCATATGCTTTTACTACTGCGACTGGGATAGCATAATGAGTACTAGCTTGTAATACATCATTTTCATCTCCAAATGCTAATGCAGTTGTGTCAGTATAGACTTTACCATGAGTAGTCTTTTGAATCTTAAGGAATAAATCTTCCCATACTCCAGTGAATGCTTCTACCTTATCTCCACTTGTAAGAATACCAGTATCGAAGTCATCATACATTCCATCATAGATTGCACTAAAGAATCCAAAATCAGCTGAAGCAAATAAATCTGCTTGGCTTGATGAATTTCCTCTTTCCATGAAATCAGGAGTTAATAAGAAATACATTTTGTTAACACCTAATACACTTTCAAGATGTACTGCATAGTGTGTAGCTTCTACAGATAGTCCTATATAAAGTTTTCCACTTGATTTTTGTAATGAAACAACTGGGGCCCAAGCATAAGTAACTCCGTTATACATTAAGATATATGAACCTACTTGTCTATCTGTTCCACCAGGAACGTTAATAAATAATTGACCGTCTATTTCATCGTATTGTGGATGAGCATCTGGTCCTGAAGCTTGAATGATAATTTGATAGTTAACAACTCCACTACCTGCTACTGCAACATCTGCTGTTGGTAATGCAGGTGGAATTGGACTTGCACCTCCTGTTGTAGCAGGTACAGTATCAAAATTAATATCAGCATCTGCTACTACATCAAATGCAACTGGAACACTTTCATGCTTTGCGTATGATAGATCATCTTTAATAACTCTGTCATATGATAAATATTTAATTCTATCAAATGAAGTGTCAGTATTTGTTTTGTATTCTAAGTTATGACCTACTAAATCAAGACCTGAGAAGTTTCTACCGTCATAATTAATTGAGTCAGTACCTGAAATAACTTCACCAATATCAAATAATTGTTTTTCAATAGCACAGAATAGACCTGTCTTTGAAGTTTCAAAGTTTATGATATCTTGAATGAATAAGTTGTTACCATCTTTATCAATAAAATCAGGAATAAGTGTTCCTGTATAAGCTGCTGCTACAGATACTTCTGGTAAATTTAAAAATTGAGTAAGCTTAGACTTATCTAATCCTTTAGTTGCATCGAAGTAATCTGAGAAGATTGGGTCGATTGCTAACGTATCGTAATTACTAAAATCACCGTTAAGCACGACAACATCAATCATATAATCTGAGATGTAATCACTGTCATCCATGAACTCAGGTACATTACCTGATCCATACCATTCTTTAGCAAGTACTTCAAAACCTGATACATCACCTGCAACTCTTGTTAGAACTGTAATAGGAGATTGCTTTAAGTTAACCATTTGAAATAGTTGACTTCCAGTATCTATATTTGATAAGAAAGCTTGATCTTCTGGGTACCAGAATTTATCTTTGTTATAATACCCTGAATATAATGCTTCGTTTACAGCTGGATTAGTATATGTTGCTGCTGTTGAGAAAGCTTGATAGTTTACCTTATCGGCACTACCTGCGTCGTCGTCATTATTTAATCTTAAAAGGTTTAAAGCTAGGATTGGTCCTCTTTCTAATGCAGTTAATGCATTTCTGTGGAAGTATGATCCTTTTCTTTCTAATGTTCTATCGACTCCTCCAAATACTTCTTGGAAAAATACTGCATCCTCTACAAAAACAGGTGTATTAAAAGGTCCCGTCTTAGAAAAACCAACTACTAATCTGATAGTTTCAGCTGGTACATTTGCAGTTTGTGAACGATCGAATTCAAGTCTGTATACTCCTGATGCGACAAATTGTTGTAATTCTGGTGATAATGCCATAATTAAATATATATTTTTTATCTTTTTGTATATATCATTATGTACTTAGTAAATATCCCCTATAGATTTTATTTTTATAGTGTATTTTCTTTACGTTTAGATATTGTAGTTCCTACTATACCTATGATACCTCCAGATAGAACTTTAAGAAAATCTTCAAATATAGCAACATTCTCTGGAGGTAATGCAATACCTCTTATAATTCCTGCTAGAAAAAGCAAAATCATTGTCAAGGGTATAGTCAATGTTAAGAAGAATAAACACCATTCAGTAGCTGTCCATTTTTTCATATTCCGAAGCCTACATCTTCTACTTCAACATCTGCATTATCAACTAAATCATAGATGTCAAAGAATAGATCTCCTTCGTTTCTCTCACTATCACCGTATAATAAATCTTCTAAGTAATCATGATCTTCTGCTGGGATTATATCTAAAAGTTCTTCAACGAAATCGGCATAGTCTACAGTTTTCAAGAATGTACATCCAGTAATAGCTGACATTATAACATCATCATGACCACTTTGACCACCATAACTTCCATTTGGTAATTTACCAAACTTACCAGCTTGCTTAACAGATTCAAAATCAAATAATTCAATTCTGTTCTGTTCATAATACTTTCTAAAGTCTTGACAGAAGATTGTTTTGTTATCACCTTTAAGTTTTAAACCATACTTTGCAAGCTTTGCATCATGTCGATGTTTATACTTAACAACTATCTCGTCATCAAACTCATTTCTTTGTGGGAATACAGTCTGTAAGAATTTAATAAGCTCAGAACCATATGTATTATATTCTAAAACCATTTTAACGTTCTCAGGATTAAGGATATCTGCAACCAAAGTGTATACTACCTTTGCAAAGTCTTCAATACCATGTTCATTACTAAAGAATATTCCTCTTTGAACTAATCCAAAGAAATCATATAAAGCCCCAGGAGATAAAATATGTTTTAAATATTTCTTCTTGATAGGAAGAAGTTCGAATATATTAAGTACACTATAATCTCCTCCGTTACCTTCAGCTATATCTACACTTACTACCCAAAACCTTTCAGTAGATTTAAGATCATCTAATTCAAATGTAGGATCCCACATTAAGAATCCATTTACATCAATATGAATATCTTCAAATTCTGCAAAGTCCTCGTATTTAAATTCTCTCTTATGTTTCTTAAGTTTCTTAAGTGATTGTGATTCTAATAACATATTAGAAGTAGCCATAAATTGGTTACCATATTGTCTGTTAAAAGCTTCTTCACCTCCTAAGTTTGCAATCTCTTTAACTTTCCATTCTTCATCACGCCCTTCTACTTGCCACCAATCGACTTTAAATGGAGCGTATTCATTTAAGCCCTTCTCTGCGGCATCATAAATCTCAAAGAATTTATTATAACCGTTGGGTGTACTAGTAATTATTATTCGCGACACCTTAGACGATGACAGTGTCGGATATACGTTTTCATAGAAACTCTCTACGATACTGTGATGGATATGAGCAAATTCATCAAGGAATAGTAAGTGAATCGTAAATGAGATACCGGCTTTTGCTGTGGTAGATTGTCCTACAATTCTACAACCGTTATCAAACTTCATATTCATTACATCATACTTTATGATACCTGGCTTTACAAAGAAAGGTAGGTTCTCAAGTATAACTTTTGCTTTATCAATAATTTCTTTTGTTGTTGCAGATTTGTTAGATAGAATTAAAGCATTCTTATCAATGTTAAATACAATATACCAAGCAATAAAGATTGCTGAGCAGATTGTTTTACCTATCTGTCTACTTGCAAGTGTAATATTAAATCGATTTGCTACGAAGCTTCTTAACATATCCTCCTGATAATCACGAAGAGTAATGGTCTGTAAACCATCATCCGTCATTACAGTACAATAATGATTTGCAAAATAGACAATATCTGCAGCGCACTTTTTAATTTCGTCGCGTTCTAATTCACTATAATCAAATACTATGTTACCCTTTCTAAGCATTGGGTTACTATCATAAAATGGAAGACCCATCTTAGGTTTGTAACCCTGATCCATTGCGATAGTAAGTTCGTCTATTTTCTTCGTAGACCAAACCATCCTATCAGAAGGTGCATCTGTTGTAGATGCACCGTCTGTTAGCCATGAACTATTACCTGCGCCTTCACTATAATCCGGCATAAATCATTCGTTATTTTTTGATAACGTCTTCTATCTTTGTTTGAGATATAGATGTTATTTTCCAGTCTGCCATTGTGTCTCTCATATATTGAGATACTACAGCTTCTGCTTCTGTTATACCAGTATCTTCTACTAGTACTTGTAATTTAGATGACTTGTTTGCACCTTCTTCTTTCATTTCTACTTTTGCTAAATAATACATTTTCTTAAAATTTAAAATTAATCATTAATATCGTCTAAATTCTCTTCTGCTTCAATATCTTCGATCCGTTCTTCTTTAAGATCGTTTTGTATTTCAGACATAAGAGATTTAGTTCCTCTTCTTACATTATCTGTTTCGCCAGTTGTTACTGTCTTTGCAGTTCCACTTCCCTTTTCATAAATGTCAATGTCTCTTGCAATTTTCTTAGTTGATTCTTCAGCTGCCATCAAATACATCGTTTGACTCTTAATAACATCAAGCAATGATTTTTGAAGTGTTCCTAAAACCTCAAACATACGTGGAGAAAATTCTCCGCTATCTATTCTATTTAATAGAGTAGTAATTGCTTTTTCGCCGGTCTCCATTAAATAGATCAACTTAGATAAAGACAATTCCTGAAGCTTCATGTTTGCTTTAACATAATCTTCCTGTTCAATTATATCTTCACTTAAGTAAAACTTAAGCAGAGATGTGATAGTTGTCTTAGCCTTACTTTCAGCTGAAGATTTCATATCAGCATAATTATTTACTGGTATGGCGTTTATAGCTGGTAGATTCTCAGTCGCATCTATAATAGCACCTAAGTCATCATCTTCTATAAGACTGTCTAGGCTTTGTCGTATCTGTTCGTTTGAATCTTTATTTAAAGTATCTTCTGACATTGTATGTATTATATAGTATTTTTATATAAAGTTTATTTTATAACAGTATAAACATTAAAATTATTCCAATAAGAATAAGTGAAAGTCCTAACCATTGCGAAGTCTTTCTACCTTTATTATAAAACAATTGATTTTTCCAAAATTGAATCTTTATAAAACCGAGATTTAAAGCTACTTCACTCTTCTTTCCATCAAAGGAATCTAACTTATCATCAGATCTTAAACCTGCACTGATCCCTCTTTGATAATGATAACTTGGTGCCATATATGCTCCTGTTGTAATCAATGATGTTATTCCTAATTGATATACAATAGTCCATAAATTTCCTAGTATAAAAGTACTATCTACAAAAATCCACACAGGATTAAGTAGCCTACATATAGAAAATATTAAAAGGAATATTCCAGCTGTCTGTACGTACCACGCAGGAGTTTCAATGAAATGTAAATTCTCTATTGATTCTTTTAACATAGGAGGGAGAGGTTTATCATCTTTGTGATAAAAACATCCATTCTTTCTTCCACTAATAATTGTCCGTATAATGAACATTATCATAGCTACTAATATATAAATTGCTATTTCTATAGTCATAATTAGTTGTCCCTGTTTATTGAAGGTGGAAGATTACTTGTATTTGTAGGTCTGACTGAATTTGAATTAACACTTGCTGATCTAGAATTTGTTCTATCAAATACAATACCTATTACTACATCCTGATCATTATTTATCTTCGCGTTTTTATCTACCTTCTTTTCTTCTAAATTTTCTAGCTTGCTTAGTATTTCTTTCTTATCCGTGCTCATTTGCAATTGCATATTAGTACTTAAAGAATCTAAGTCTCCGCTTACGCTTATGTATAATCCCCATGCAAATCCTAAAATACCCAATACACTTGATATCAGTATACCTAGAATCCATTTAACAGCCTTAACTGAAATGTTTAATTGAGTAGAATCATCTACAACTTTATCTGCTACATTTTTCTTTGCCATCTCAATTATTTATTTGAATAATCATATGCTGAAGCTTCATCGAATTCAATCTCAAATCTATTGTAAGGTGAACTTGAATAAAACCATGCTGCATACTTTTCAGTAATTATAGAATAATCGCATACGTAATACGGTAAATTTACTGCTGCTGAGATTTCAGTATCTGCTCCGAATCTATCAACAACTATCATTTTAATATCAATATTTTTTATGTATGTTAAAGCATTGACAGCAGAGTGTCCATTTTCACTATATAATAATGAATTGCTATAAAAATACATGTAATACCAATAATATCCTTTTTCGTCTACGTACGAAGTTCTATTTACAGACCAGTAAAAAGATCCCCATTGATTTTCATTTTCTATTGTCCAATCAACCTGAAGTACTCCAGTATCTTGTTCAACTACTTCTATAGTTTGAACTTCTGCTACGTTATCATTTGAATAATGTATTAATGGGATAAATGATAGTATGCAGATTAATAATATGTAAATATATTTTTTCATTATCTTGGGTTACTTAATTTCATAAGTTTCATTTGTTGAATTGCATTGTCTACAAGTAAAGCGTTCTGAGTATCTCTAACAACATATGCGTTTAAGATATTCATTATCTGTTCTTCTTCAATTGTAATATCAAACATTCTTAAGCCTGTAAATTGAACTGCGGATCCTAATAACATTAACTTATCACTAGAATCGTATACAGCAGCTGCAGACAATGTCTTAACTTCAGTATACTTCATATCCAGGTCAGTAGACTCTGCTTGTGGGTATGTATTATTAAGTGGTTTATATAATTCATATAAATAGAGTGCTAATTGCTTATGCGTATTATTTAAATTGATAGTAACTGCGTACCAACGATCTTCGACATATTCATTCAATTCATCGTGATAATCGTAAACATGTTCATCGCCATTAATTTTAACAATCATAAATCCGTGCATCATACTTATTGACATTCCATTCGCTGTAGGATTGTCTTCATTGTATCCATAAATTGGAATTGCAACTTCTTTAAAATAACTTCTTGCATTTGAGAATGTTGATGATGTTACATATGCTTTATTAATTATGTAGTTATTCACATCAATTATTTCTTTAACAATTGATAGTCCATCATAGTCACTAGTTCCAGTTAACTGTACAGTATCGTCTACAGAGTATCTATGTTTTTCAAATGTTGTAACTTGTACAAACCCATTTGTATCTACAATATCAGTTACAGTTTTACGCTTTGTCTTAGCATCGGAAATTTGTGATTTCCATCTAAACCAGAATGTAAATGCTCTATTCTCTTCTGCAGACAGTTTAGAATCTACTCTATACTTAGCAGCAAGTGCGTTTTTATCAAGCTTATTTAATTCGTAATAATTCTTAGATACAATTGTCCAGTTATTATTAAGTTTGTAATCGGTAATCGTAACGTCTTTATTTATTTCACTTCTTACGTAATCATTATCTCCTGTACCAATAGTCTCATATTGTTGAGGCTTTGTAAATTTAGCAAACTGATCTGTACGTTCTTCTTCGAACATTGTATCATTGCTCTTAACAAGATCATCAAGTTCTTCGAGTATGTCATCACTATGATCAACGCTAGTTCCTCTTCTATCTGACCACTTCTTAAGAAGTACTCTATAATAAGTGTTCTGTTGGTTAAATTCATCTGCAAGTGCAATTGAATTAACTTCATACATCCTGTCCATTAAATCGACATAAATATAATCTCTAACTCTAGGTCTTGCTTTAGCTCCGAATGCTTCCTGAAATTCTTTTCTAGTTATATGTACTTCAAACTCTTCCCAGTCAGTACCTTCGATAGAATTATAAAGTATTTCTTTTGTAGGAAATTCATTGTCTGGGACAAGTACTTTAATCTCTTCCATCTTATCACAGTTATGAAGAGAGTATTCATTTAAAATAAAATCATTCGTTCTTGCATCGGGATCAACTTTAAAATATTTAAAACAATGTCCAAATACATCACTAACAATTTCAGACAGTTGATCATACATACTGTTTGCTGGACCTAAATCGTAAGGATTAAAAAGGTTCTCACAGTCTTCTGTACCACATTTTTCAACTTTTAAATTAGCTTGTCCTTGATTAGTCCATGGATCGTTGCAACATTCAACTTGTACAACCTCTTGAAGTATACCATCTTCAGTAACTACTTCAAGTGCTATAGAAATAAATTCAACTTCATGACCTGTTTCTAATTCACAAGCTTCATATTTGTATTCTATCCAGAAGTCTTTATCTGGATTAAGTTCTAAGTTCTGTAAGTTTAAATCTGAAAGTTCTACAAACTCCGAAAAGTTTATATTATCGGTCGACCATCGAAATGTACGACAAAAGAAATTATCAGACGTATCTTCGCCTGAAGTTTCATCTGTATATGAAAGTATTTGTTTGACGCAAGTATAAGGTGAAACTAGTTTAACAATTAGATAGTCTCCTACTTCGTTTATTACATTTGAATTAGCCATATAAAATACATGTATTTAAGTATTTATCGGCTTTATTCTGGGTAATCTGTTATTATAATTAGACTTGAGTTATCTTCTTCTACTTTAGCGTCTATAAGAGTAAACACTAAATCAATTATATTAGCATACTGCTCTTTAAATCCAGTGTCCTCGGATTCTAAGATTTGATCTATTTTTTGTAATATTATTTTTGCATCAGTATGAATATACGGAGGACCTGATCTAAACTTATCATATTCTATTAATCCTATATCTATTAAGAATTGTCTCATTAGATATAAACCTTCCTCATTTAATAATTTAGTAAAATCTATCTTTGAATGTATAATCTTATAATCAAAATTAATTACGGAATTTGTATCATCGGCTTTAAGTATACGAGAGTAATCTTTCTTATTAGAAATATTAAGCTTGACATACTTTAAATTTTTAAAATTTTGGAAGATTTGATTTAAGAAATATATGGAAGTTGCGCCCTTCTCTATTTGAGTATGAGTATGATCTTTCAATTCATTAAGTTCAACGCTAAATTTCTGGAAGAATATATTTTTGAATTCAGCTACGTGGATTAAATATCCATTTTTGTTTTCTTGTCTGAGATATTTAGACCTCTTTTTAATAGATGATATTAAAGCATTATCATAATAATTGTGCTTGTAAAGAATTATATCAATAATAATAGGAATATCTTCATATGAAGGATCTACTTTATTTGCCATAAGTATTCATTTGTTTTTCAAGCATCTTCAATTCATTAAGAAGTAATTCTTTATTAAATTTAAGAGCATCTTTATAGTCCCTTATACTCATTTCAGTTTTTTGTAAGTAATAGTCAACTGTTGAGTCTTCTGGTACGAATTCTTTTTTAGTACTTTCCTTTTTAGTTGCTTTCGTCTTCGTATATATCCATCCTGGAACTTTTGTATATTGACTTCCTATTAAGTGCCAGCAGTCAACTACTGCCCATGGATTTACCTTATTTATGTTAAATACGTTTGCAGTAACAGGATGTTTTATCGCCATGAAACGCTGAAGCATAAACTTGTGTTTACGTTTTTCGTAATTAGTAAAAGAAGAATACTTTTTCTTATCTGTAAAGAATATCTTGATAAAATAAAATAAATTATCTGGTGAATCCTTAGACTTATTATATTTTTTAGTTTTCTTTGCCATTTAAAATAATCCAGTTATTGTATTATCTAAATCAATCTTACCTCTAACACCGTGGTTTGCAGTAATAAATCTAGTGCCTTCTAATAGTCTTTGCATATTACTTAGAACTTCATAGTCCTTTATTACAATTCCTTCAGCTTCTTTAATTGCATCAAACATTCCATCTTGTACATCCTTT